TCGCTCGATATGTACGCCGAGACCTACGAGGCAGTAAGGGAACTCGCCGACAAGTGCCGGGTGTGTCTGGATGGGTACGGCACCGCTCAGTCAGACTCAATCGTAGTGAACAACGTCTCGCTCGATAACGAGTCGGACGGGTTCGTGCAGCTAGCCGGTGGCGACACGCCGCCCGTGTATTCGGTGTCGCAAACGTACTCGATCATCTGGAAGGAGATTTAGGAAATGTCCTTTACGCCTCACGACGGAACCGGCACGACGCTCGCGCTGGGCGCGACGCAGTACACCGTGACGAACATCGTCATTTCGTTCACCGACCCGACCGCCGACCAAGAGAAGATCGACGTTTCGCACCTGGGCCTGACGACCGGCGCGTCCATTCGGACGATCGACCGGCCGCTGCAGGGCAGCGTGAGCGACACCGGCCGCACGGTTCAGTTTGACTACCTCGGCCGCACGATCATCGCTGACGCCTCGACCGGCACGTGCACCATCATCACGGGCGGCGTGGGCACCGCTGGCGTTACCCTGCTGAGTGGCGTGGCCTACACGGTCAACGCCTCGACGCTGACGCTGGCAACGAACGACGCGATCCGCGGACAGGCTACCCTTCGTATCGCCCGCGTGTAGTCGTCTGACGGAGGCCCGTCATGGCGAACGTATGCACGGGGGTCAGCGTCACGTGGAGCGGCCAGACTCTCGGTGAGGTCACCGAGATCGACACTCGCGTGGGCGGCAGCCTGCCTCTCGCGCGGGCGAGCACGTGGTCGCTTGACGCGGGCACTATATCTCTCAAGTGCCTGTCTACTGCCGCGATTGCAGTCTCCGAGTACGGGAAGAAAGCCACGCTGTCGATTCAGGGCGGCGGCCTGACCTACTCGACTAAGGCGATTTGCGAATCGCTGCAGATGACCGGCAAGGTGCAAGATGTCGCGCGTTACGCGGCCACCTTCCGCATCGCTATGGAGTAGAAACAAATGAGCCTTTCCGCAGATCAGATTCTCGCCGCCGACGATGCCTCCCTCCTTGAGGTGAAGGTCAAGGAGTGGGGCGGATCGGTGTTTATCCGCGTGATGACCGTTGCCGAGCGTGACGCCTACGAGCGCATGTGGATCGGCAAGCGCGATACCGGCATCGAAAACTTCCGCACGGAGTACCTCCAGCGGGTGCTGTGCAACGAAAAGGGCGACCTCCTCTTCACGCGCGAGCAGATCGAGAAGCTCGGGAAGAAGAGCGCCGCCGTGATGACGCGGCTCTTCGACCGTGCGATGAAGCACAACGCGATGTCGGAGGGCGATGTGGAGGAGTTGGGAAAAGGCTGAACGTGTCCGAGACGCGAAGGTTCGCCTTCGCGCTCGCCGGGCACCTGAAGATGACGGTGGCGGAGTTGATGGCTCGGATGTCGAGTCGCGAGTTCACGGAATGGAAGGCTTACACGCGGTTCTTTGAGGCGATCCCCGATTCCTGGGCGGAGACGGGCCTTGTCGTGTCGGCGGTGCTCGCACCGCACTGTGCGAAAGGCAAGACTCCACCAGCGTCGGATTTCAACCCCATCGAAAAGCCGCCGCAGCATCCAGCCCAGGCTCGCGACGTGATTTTGGATTTGAAAAAGGCGCTCGGGGTTGATTGATGTCTACGATCCTCGGACTCGCGTTGAAGGTGACGGGCGATGCCTCATCGCTCGCGAAGTCGCTTGATCCCGTTGACAAGGCGCTGCAGAGGATCGGTGCGCAGGCGGAGCGGGCCACGGCCGTCTTCGCCCCGTTCACGGCGGCGTCGGCGGCCGCGGCCCGGGCGCAGGAGCAGTTTGCGGAACGCTTTGGCAACCTCGCCCAGCAGTTGCAAGACGACATCATCGGGCCGCAGGAGTTCGCGGCGGCATTCGCCCAACTGAAAGAAGAGGCAGAGGGGGCTGCCGATGTCTTTGAGCGTGGCATCCGCACGACGGCACAGTACGCCACGGAGCAACAGAACGCCGCTGGCAAGATCACCAAGCTGGTCGAGGAGTTGCGGGCTGGTGCCATCGACGCCCCGACGTTTGAGCGAGCCTTGGCCTCGCTCGCGGGCGTTGACCTGTCATCGTCGGAGGACGCCGCGAGGTTCATCGGAATCCTCGCGCAGAATGCTCGCGACGGGTCGATCGATATTGAGCGCGCCGCGGCGTCGCTCACGCAGTTGTCGGAGGCCAACAAGGCGGCCAGCGCCTCGCAGGCATCGCTTGTGACGACCAGCGGGCAGGCCAATCTGCAACTCTCTGAATTGAGCGGGCTCCTGAGTCTGCTCCCTGGGAACCTCGGCGGCGTCGCCGCACGAGTGTCTGGGTTGTCTAGTGCCGTGCAGGGCTTTGAGAAATTGACGGCAGGCGGCCTGACGCGATCCGTTAGCACGCTCGGTAATTCGTTCGGTGCGCTGGCCAACCCGGTGGGGATTGGTGTGGCGGCTATCGCTGGCTTCGGTGCCGCAGCGTCCGCGATCGTGGCGGGAGTCGCAAACCTTGAAGGTCGCGTCGAAGCATTGGGCTTCGCGGCGGAGCAGGCGGGCACTGACTTCCAAACGATTCAGGTGCTAGACGAAGCGGCGCGCCGCACGGGCACGTCAGTCGATGCTCTGGCGAGCGGCGTCCAGAAGTTCGCCGTCACGATTGACAAGGCCCGGTCGGGATCCGGCGAGGCCGCTGCGGCGTTCCGCGAACTGGGTATCTCGCAAGAAGCCTTGGCCAACAGCACCCCGGTACAGCTCGCGGAGCAGACGGCCGAAGCCCTGTCAAAGATCGAAGATCCCGCCCGCCGGTCGGCCTTGCAAGTGGATTTGCTGGGTAAGAGCGGCGAGACGCTGCGGCGAGGGTTCAGCGCGTTCACCGAGGCAGAGAGCGCTCTGGATCGGTTTAACGCCACGCTGACGGACGTTGACCGCGATCTCCTCGCGCAACTCGGCACGGCGTTTGACGACGTGCAGACGGCGATCTTGGGGCTGACACTCAACACGCTACGGCCGTTCATCGACTCCGTGAGCAGCGGTGCCGGGGCGTTGTCGGAGTTCATCGGTTTCGGCGGGCGGATTGCGGAATTGTTCGGCCGCGTGCTATCGCCGCTCATTGACTCGTTCGCCGACACGCTGAAGCTGGTCGGGCTGGCGTTCGAGGGGCTCAACGCCGGTCTTGACTTCGTATTCGGCAAGGCCGAGCAGGCGGAGCAGCAAGTCGGTAAGGTCCGCGTCCAGGCCGAGAGGCCGCTCAATGGCGGTTTTGCCAAAGACTTTGAGCGGGCGATGAGCGGTGTGAACGACCAACTCTCCCGGGCGTCGCTCGAATCGGAGAAGTTTGGCGTGGCCGGTTCGCGAGCCTTCGCAGAGTACGAGCGCACGGCCGAGAGCCTTCGCAATCAGTTCGCCTCCAAGATCATTGACGAGGGCGCGTTTGCCCGCGGGATCGAGCGGGCCAACGAGGCGTATCGCCAGCAGATCGAACTCGCCCGCCGGGCGGCTGAAGAGGTGGATCGCAAACTGCAGGCTGACCGTGCGACGGCTGACGAACTCATCAAGCAGCAGCGGATCATCCAGACCTTCGGCGGCGACAACGCGCGGGCGCAGGCGGCGGAGACCGTGCTCGCTGTTGAGCGAGAAATCAACCGCGTGCGACAGGAAATCGAATCCGCCGCTCCGTCAAGCGCACGCGCCCAAGAGGGCGAGGCCCGAATCCTGCAACTCCAGCAAATCGCAGCGGAGCAGCAGCGGATTGCGGACGGCAGCGCCCAAGCGGAACAAGAGACGAAGGCCCGCGTGGATGCGATGCTCGCGGCGACCGAGCAGCGGACGAGGGAAGAGCAGCAGATCATCGACCTCACCGCCGAGCAGTTGCGGTTGGAGGAAGAAATCAATCTGGCCACTGTGGAGCGTCGAAACGAAGACGCTCTCGCCGCGTCGGCAAGGCTCGCCCAGATCGACCAATACAGAGCAAAGCTCGAAGAACAGCAGCGGATCGCCGCACAAGCCGCAGACGAAGCCGAGCAGGGTTTCGGCGACGGCTACGCAAAGGCTTTCGAGCAGACGAACAAAGACATTCAGGGGCTCATCGGTCGAGCCCAGGAATTCGGCAATGTCGGCGCACTCGCTTTTGACGCCCTGCGGGTTGGCGTGGAACGAGCCCAGCAGCAGGCGAAGGACGGCATCCTCACCGCCGAAACGTACCAGCGTGAGGTGGAGCGGCAGCAGGGGCTTTTCCAAGAGCGGCTGGCTGCCGCAGAGCGTGTCGAAGGTTTCCTGCGCTCCCAGTTGGACGAGCGGCAGAAGGCCGAGCTGGAAGCCATCAAGCAACGCGAAGAGCGGGAGAAGCAGGCGAAGGTCAACGTCCAGGCTATTGAGGCGAAGATCGCTTCGGAGAAGGCCGCCCGCGACGCCACCAGCAATCTCCGCGAGAGGCGTGCCGCAACGACGCGAATTAATGCACTCGAAAAAGCCAAGCGTTCCGAAGACGCGATCGCCCAGGGGCGCAACGCCAATAACGAGCGGCAGATCCAGCAGCTCGCCCGCGGTGACTCCGCTGCCCAGCAATTTCAGAGCCTCATCGCCCGGTCAAACGACGCCTTCCTGCAAGGCTTCCAGAACGCATACGCCGGGGCGAATCAAGCCTTGGCCCAGAGCGCCCGCGTCGCCGAGGAGCAGGCCCGCCGGATGGAGGCACTGACGCGGCCCACGAACGCCACGGTGAACGTCGCGGACATTCGCACGGCCGAGGGGCAGGCGCTCGTGCAGGACGTGGCCGCCCAGGCGCAAGACCCGGCGCTCATCGAGGCCCGGCTCCAGACGCGGTTGCTGAACTCTATCGCGGCGGGCATCACGGGTGCCTCGGCCAACTACTTCAACCAGCCGGTGGCGATTGTCGGCGCGGCGAGAATGGGGTGACGCATGGGTGTTGTTTCGACCAAAGAACTGGCGCAGACGTTTGAGCGCGAGGTGGGCAGGCCCGCCATCGTCAAGCGTCGCTTCGTCTGCGTTCTGGCAGACGACACCCTAGCAAATCAGCCGTCCACAGAGTTGCAGGTTGTCGCCGCAGTGTTCGGCATCACGGAGCAGCAGGCGGCTACTGCCTACCTGTTCGGGACGGCGCATCCGCGGCTTGCAGCATGGAAACTCCGCAAGCTCTGGATCAACGAAGGCTTCGAGGGTTCGCCGTATCACGTCGAGGTGGTGCTGGAATACGGCGTTGTGCGCGACGAGGAACTTCTTACTCCCACGTCGCGCGAGGCCGCGTGGAGTTTTGAGGGCAGCAGCGGTGAGTTTCCGGCGTTGCGGTATTTCCACCCTGGGACGCCCGGTAGCGGCAACGGCACGACCCACCCGCTGACCAATTCCGCCTTTGACTTCTACCCCGGCTTGATGACCACCGAGAGCGTGGTGCTGATGAAGGTCACGAAGAACTTTTCCGCGTTCCCATCGGGATGGTATGCGGCAAATAACAGCGTGAACGACGCCATCTACTTCGGCTGCGCCGCCCACACGATTCGCGTGGCGGGCATCGACACCACCTACGAGTACGAAGAATTTGGCGGCAGTGTCGTGACGTATTGGAAGGCGACGGCGACGCTGGCCTACCGCCAGAGCGGCCACAACCTCCTGCTGCCAGACGTGGGCTACAACTTCCTCGACAGCGGGCAGAAGCGTCGGGCGATGGTGTTTGACTTCCAAAACAGCGAGTGGGTGCCGTCGCCGAATCCCGTGGGGCTCAACGGCAGCGGCGCGTTGAACATGACGGGGAACGCGACGGTGCTGAATCGTCGCGTGAATCCCGAGGTCAGTTTTCAATCGGTCTTCGGGACGCCGCCAACATGACGCCGAGCGACCGCGACGCCGTACAGTTCACACGCGAGTCCGCTGAGCGCATCGCCAACGTGGTGCGTGCGGCCGAACTGACGCCGCGTGGCGGCAGCCCGCTCAACTTTGGCGAGGTGCTGGAGTCGCCGCGGCGGCGGGTGTTCCGCATGGCCACCTTCACCGGCGCGTGGTCGATCAACTCCGCAAAAACGGTGACGCTGCGCGGCTCGACGGCAACGCTGAGCGCGACGAATCTGTTTGCTGCCATCGGCACGGCAGCGTCGTCTCGCAACTGTGCCGTCGCCAAGGACGGCACCGCCTGGTTCCTCATTGCCGCCCAATGCTAGACCTGCTCGCCGCCATCGTCTCTGCCGATCCGCCCGCCCTCCTGGCGTGGCTGATCCTCGCATTCGCGGCGGGGATGTACCCAGTGGGGATCATGCTCGGGTCGAGCTGCTCGCCGTGCTGCAACAGCAACCCCTGCACCCTATGCACCGATGGCTCGCTGCCAGACACGGTAACGGTCACGTTCGACGGCCTCCAAGACCGCACGCCCGGCCCCGACCTCTGCCTCCTCACCTTCTCAGCACCCTACGGCAGCGGCGCGGCTGGCAAAGTCACGGCCCCCGGCGGCGACCCGGCGACCGACAAGGGGCCGATCTCGGCCGTCTCGTTGACTAGCGGCGGCAGCGGCTACGCGAAGCGGGGCCGCGTTTCCCCGACGATCACGGCGTCGGGCGGCAGCGGCACCGGCGCGACGTTCTCTGTAAGCACGACATCAGCGAACGACGCCAACGGTATTCCGTCGTGGAGCGTGACGGGCGTCACGTTCACCGGCACGACGAGCGGATACGTTGACGGCGATCAAATCACATTTGACGTAGCATCGGGCGACACCGTGGAGCAAGGGGCGGCGGCGACGATCCGCACGGTGCGGACGGCACCCACCGTCACGGCGTCAGCATCCGGCGGCAGCGGTGCAACGTTCGGCGTGACGATCGCGCCCAACGGCACGACGCCGCAAACCTGGAGCGTGACGGGCGTCACTGTGACGAACGGCGGCACCGGCTACCCGGCAAGCGGATACCTGACATTCAACGTCGCCAGCGGCGATACGCAGGAGCAATCTGCCGATGTCGTCTTCTACTCCGGCCGCGTGGCCCCGACTGTCTCGGCGAGCGCTGTCGGTTCGGGGAGCGGCGCGTCGTTGTCGGCATCGCTGGCATCGACGACAGGCTATGACGGGCGAACCTACTGGTACGTCACCGGCATTTCCGTGGCCAACGGCGGCAGCGGCTATGCGGAATATGACCCGGTATCCGTGACCGTAACGGACGGCGAAGGCTACGGGGCATATGCCGAGGTAACGTCGGTGGACGGAAGCGGGGCGATCACCGGCGTCGCCGTCTACTGGGGCGGTGAGTATTTCAAGTCGAACGGCATCATTCAAAGCGTCGAGTTTGGCTGGGGCGGGGGCGGCACCTACTACCGCGACGCGGGCGAGATTTCCAGCATCAGCCTAGAGTCGGGCGGAAAGTATTACCGCGAGGACGCGAGCCTCTCGCCATACGTTGCCACCGTGACGGTGGGCGTGTCGCAGACGGCACCGAGCAACGGCACCGGGGCGACGCTCACGGCCACCGTCAACAGCGACACGGCGAGCGCAAACTTCGGCAAGATCACGGGCGTCTCGGTTGGCAATGGCGGCACCAACTACCTCGCGTGGCAGTGGCGGAATACAAAGTGCTGTGGCGATTACTACAACGGCCTGAGTGTCGTCGTGAAGCGATTGAACTACGGCGACGGCAACGCCTGCCGCTACTCGCACCGCCTGTGCGGCGTCGGCAACATCCGCAGCAACTTCGGGCAGGTCGAGGTGTTCTACAACGGGCCAAATACGCCGCCGACGGTGGTGCTGACATCTGAGTTGCCACCGGATAACGGCAACGCGAGCGGCATTTGCAATGCAACTTTCACGGCCAGTGGCAACGTCACCAACTGTAGCAATTGGTCTGGCGTCTCTTTCTCCGCAAGCGGTGGCAGGACGGCGACCGTCTCGGCGGGCGGGGAGTATGACCCGCTGTTTCGCAACCCCGGCGGACTTTCGTGCTTCATCTGCTGCAAGGGCAACGAGGAGGTGCCGACGGAAATTGACGTGCAGTTGTTAGACAAAAGGCAAAACCCGCCCGTGAGCTTATCGGGGACGTATGTAATGAACGGGTTTATCGGGGCAAGCGGGCCAACATCTGAGCGCCTTGTGCCGCTGATTTATTCTGGTGGC